AAAATCAAATGCCACACCATTAGATGTGAAGATAAGATGACCACCATCTGAAGATATTGATTCGTTAGCATCGTGGAATTGTAAAGTAGGTGTACCACCACTATCTGTTAATAGTAATCCTGTATTATGTACATGAGTTAGTTTTATTTCTGAGTCTGCACCAAAGTTAAGAACAGCTGCATCACTAAGTAATAATAGGTCATCACCAATAACTGCATCTGCGGCTACTGATAGACCACCATCTGTTTGTAATGAACCATCTGTTGTAGAAGTTGCAGCGGTTGTGTCGTCTGTTTTAATAATACCACTAGCAGTTATAGCAGCAGTTGTAGTTGCTCCTGCAACATCAACAACACCAGAGAAATCTCCAGTTGCAGCATCTATCTCACCAGAAATAGTTAGATTTCGCATACCAGTTGAATCTATGTTTGCGTCTGTCGTAACTACTTTAGATGCAATTGCTGTACCAGCAGTTAGACCATCTAATAGTTCTAGTTCTGCTTCAGCAAGAACAGCACTACCAGCAGTAAACCCTGCACCAGATATTACACCAGTTACATCTAAATTACCACCAGAGGATAAAGTCATTTTTGTGGTTGCAGTTTCACTTGCACCAGTTTGGAATATTAGTGATGTTGCGTTTGCAGATGAACTAAAGTCACCTTCTGAAATAGCTGCGATTGCACCAGCAACTAATATTGCATCTGTGCCAGCACCTTCATCGGGTGCTTGGAAATTAATCCTACCCAATAAATCATTGACAGCAATGTCTGTATCCCCAGTTTGAAAAGTAAGTTCGGGAAAACTGTCATCTGCTGTTGCAGCATGTTTTAAAATTAGTCCGTCATCTGGATCATGTGTAAGAGTGATCTCTTTGTCGGCACCAAAGTTAAGAACACCAGAGTCGGTACTAAACCCAACTAAGTCTGCAATAATTCTAGCTCTACCCATTTCTTATTCCTTTACCTTATTTATATAGTCTGTCATGTTTGACATGAGCAATTTTTCTTTATCTTGTTATTTGTACATTTACATTCAACGAGTTTGCGAAAGCAAATGATGAATTAATTGTTTCAAATCTAACGCTGCCTACTGCTGGAGTTGTAGTCCTGCTAAGTGCTGTTATAAATCCACCATTAGTGGTGGTTGATGCTTGTACAGATGTAGTTAAACTAACACAGTAATTTACATCAGGCATATTAGTAGCAAAATTAGCTGTGAACAGACCAGTTCCATGATCCGTAATACTACTTACATTACCAGAATCTCTTATGGCAACTGTACCAGTACCATTAAAGTTCACCCAAGCTCTTACACCAAAAGCAATACCAGCAGATCCAAATCCTGAATCAAAACCAAAGTTAGTTGTACCAGTAGGAATAACTGCAACATCAGCATCAGCATCATTTTTGATTGTTACATCATTTGTAGAACCTTGACCTGTTAAAATCAAACCTTCAGCACTTGTAAATCCAATAGCTGCATTATCACCAGCGGCAGTATCAGCTGTTGCTTCTAATGTTGTTGCAGTAAGTGATCCATTTGCAGTCAATCCTGTATCAGCTGCATGAGTTAATGTAATATCACTATCTGCACCAAATTTTATTACTGTACTATCTGATAACAATAATAAGTCATCACCAATAACAGCATCTTTTGCTACAGACAAACCACCATCAGTTTGTAATGAACCATCTGTTGTACTTGTTGCATCTGTAGCATCATCTGTTTTTAGAATACCACCTGCTGTTAATGCACCAGTAACACCTAATGTTCCTGCCATAGTTACATTAACTGTTCCAGTAGGAATTTCAATTACATCTGCGTCTGCATCATTTTTGATTGTTACATCATTAGTAGAACCTTGTCCTGTTAAAATTAAACCTTCAGCTGCGGTATAACCTATAGCAGCTGCATCTCCAGCAGCAGTATCTCCGTCTGCATTTAAAGTAGAACCAGTAATATCACCAGTAACATCAAGAGTACCATTAGAAGTTAAACCAGTGTTATGAACATGAGTGATATTGATATCACCATCTGCACCAAATTTAAGAACAGATGCATCTGAAGCAAGAGTTAAGTCATCTCCAATACTTGCATCTCCACTAACAGTTAGATTACCAGCAGAGGACAATGACATTGTTTCAGCTGCAGCTGCAGAAGCAGCAGTTCTGAATGAAAGTTTAGTTGCATTATTATCTGCGGCAAAGTCACCTTCTGATACAGCAGCAATTCCTGCCGCAACCAAAATAGCATCTGTACCAGTTCCTTCATCTGGTGCTTGGAAATTGATAACACCAATAACATCATCAGCAGCAATATCTGTTTCTGCGGTTTGCAGAGTTAAACTTGTTGGTGAGTTATCAGAGGTATTTGCTCTATCAATAATAAGACCAGAGTTGTGGTCGTGTCTTAGTATAACATCTTGGTCTACACCAAATAATATTTCACCACCATCTGCAAGGAATAAATCACTAAATTCTAATGAACTTGTTCCAAGTGCAGCTCCATTTGAAGCGTCTGGAACAAACGCAGTAGTTGCAGTTATTGTTGCAACTTGTAATGTACCAGAAACTTCTACATTACCATTTATATCAATAGTTGTAGCATTAATTTCTATCTCTGTGTCTGCTACTAAATCGAGGACTCCATCTGCACTTTGTGAGATGTGTGTTCCAGAGTCACCGAACTGTAATTGTCTTGAACTGTTTAGTAGGATACCTGTGTCTGCGACATGAGTTAATGTTACATCATTGTCTGCACCTAGTCCTAAAACAGCTGCGTCTGAATTTAATTTGAGGTCATTACTTACAAGAACGGCAGTTGATGCGTTAAGGTCAATAGTTGCCTCACCATCAATAGTCATTACTCCATCAGAACTTTGATGAATAAAGGTTGCACTATCACCAAATTGTAATTTTCTTGAACTATTTAATAATACTCCTGTGTCATTAACATGTGTCAATGTTACATCTTGGTCATTACCAAACTGAATTGTTCCAGCGTCTGCCAAGAATAAATCACTAAACTCTAATGCAGGCGTACCTAAAGCTGCACCATCTGAAGCGTCTGGAACAAATGCAGTAGATGCAGTTATGGTTGTTCCAGATATTGTACTTGCACCAACTATTGTACCTTGAACATCTAAGTTTGCATTAACATCAACCAAAGTTGCATTTAATTCTATTTCGTCTGTTGCATTGATATCAAGAATAGTATTACTAGGCGCACCAATATTTTGTGATGCGTCATTAAATTGGATTACTGATGTACTATTTAAAAGTAGTCCTGTATCTGCGACATGAGTAAGAGTTACATCTGAGTCTGCACCAAAGTTAAGAACAGCTGCATCTTTACTAGCACTAATATTACCAACAACAGATACATTATTACTAAAAGTACCACCATTGCCTGCACTTACCATATCTGCAAGTGTAAAGACATCATGTACGATTACTTCTACTTCATCATTTGCAGATAAAGCAGTAAGTCCTGCAACTGTATTACTAGTGTTTAAATTGTAGTCTGTATTAAGTTTAAGACGAACACCATTAAGATAAACATCAACATATTCTGGATCGCTGAAAGTAAGAGAAATGCCTCTAGAATCAGTTCCACTAACTGTAGTATCACCAGCTGAAGCTAGATATAAAAATCTCTCTCTAATTCCAAATCCTTCATTACTTTTTCCAATATATGGCATTCTCTATTCCTTTACCTTATTTATTATATTTACGCAATCGTTGCAATCGGAGATGCAACAGATTCTACTTGCCAAACTCCATTTGTTCCATCATCTGTTAAACAAGTAATTCTTGCTCTTGATCCAACAACTGAACCAGCAACAAATGTAAATGTATCTCCTGCATTATCAAAAACTGCGTTTGCAGCAGTACCACCAGCAAGACTTAGTGAACCAACAAAGTTGCCACCAGAACCAGCTATATTAATTTGTGTAGTTTTACCAGACCCAACTGCTGTCAATACAATAAAATCATAAAACAGGCCGGGATTTGTCGTGGCCGCAGCAGGTAGGTTAATTGAGTTATCAAGAGTACCATGAATTAATACAGTAGATCCTGATTCTGCAACAGTTAATGTAGCAGTAATCGCACCCGAAGCATTAAATTCAGTTTTGATTCCTTTTCTACCAGCTAATGTTGTTGCAGTAAATGTTCCATTTGTAGTTAGTCCAGTATCAGCTGCGTGAGTTAATGTAATATCACTATCTACACCGAAGTTAAGAACAGCGGAATCTTTGATAAGACTAAGATTACCACTAATAGAAAAATCTTTTGCACCTAAAAATGCATTTGGACTAAGGGTGGACAAAGCTCCTGCTTGGTGGACAGCATAAATTACTTCACCATTTGCTGGAGTTCCAGTAAATGCAAGAGTTGTACCAGAAACAGTATAAGCGACAAGAGGATTCTGACGAACATTACCTACAAATACTTCAAGGTCAAGTTCAGAAGTTACTGCTCTCGATAGAGTAAAATTAGTTGCGCTACCATCGCCCGCAAAAGTGTCTTTGATTGTGGTAACAAATCCACTCCCAAAACCTAAGTCTGTACCTATGTATGCCATTCTTTGCCCCTATGAACTAATTGTGTCAACACGACTTACCCATGCATCAATTGAAGTAGCAGTATCAGATTGTACTTTCAACGCATCTCCACTTTGCAATACAAACTTCGCACCACCATCAAGTACTTGTAGTGCGGCTGAAGCAGGGATAGGTGCATTTTTGACCAAATAGTAATCAGCACTACTATTTGTTACAAACACACTTACTTTAACTTGTGATGTTATTGTATTTGCTAAGTTAATACCAACAACTGCATCATCACTATTTGCTGTAAAAATAGTTACTGCTGTAGTTCCGATATTTCTTGCAATGTTTCGTTCAAAATCCTGTGCCATTTTACTTCCTCTATTACTCTAGTCTATTTATAATGCAATTGCCATAGCGGTTGCTAAACCTGTTGAGGCAGATTGGTTAATTTCTGCAGCTGTTTTTGTAATTGCAGTTCCGTTTAGTGATAATGCACCAACTAAGTTTGTTGTTCCTGTAACAGTCAAATTATCTGCGACTGTTGTTTCTGATGTTGTGTGACCAATTGTAACTGCAATACCAGAAGTATTCGTTGCAAGTTTTAAAACACCAGTTTTGTTATCAATAAATGAGTCAGTACCATCATGGTAAATATCCATGTCTGAAGCAGCACCAAATCTTAATCTTGCATCAGTTGCAGCACCACTATCTCCAAACAAAAGTGCTGTAGATGCACCATCAAGTAATGTACCTGTCATTATCAATGTTCCAGTAGCATCTGGAATTGTTACTGTTCTATCAGCTGTAGGGTCTGCAACAGTTAGTGTTGTTTGATGGCCATCATTGGTTGCACCCTCAAATGTGATATTACCATCTTCTGCAACAGTAATAAATGCAAAGTTGGAAGTACCATTTTCTAGTCCGTCAACATCTGTAACTAGATTGTTAAACTGAACCCTAAACTGTTCTAGGGTTGATGAGGTTGTGACTTCTGATGATGATATTGACATTAGTTTCTATCCAATAATTTTTTTAACATATCTTTTATTTCGTGCATCTCGCACTTTAAAGTATTTATCTCTCTTGTAGCACCACGAATTTCATCTCTTTGTTTTTTTGCTTCAGATGCTCTGCGTTTTGCCATTTCGTATGCACTACGATTTTTATTTACAATCGCACCAGAGTTACTATCTCTGAATAAATCTTGTTTTCCTTCAACCTGTAAATATTCTGCCATGTTATGTTGCCAATGCTAAGACTCTAAGGTCTTTTATTCTTGGTGGATTAGCTGCATCTGAACTTTGCATCACAATCTTGATTGCAAATTGATTGAACTCTGGAAGTGGTTCTCCAATGTCGTCATCATTAATGCCAGCGGTATATAGGTATTCTTGGAAATCATTTCTACCTAATGAAGCAGGAACAGTTTTATCTGGACTTCCATCAGTATTAAAGAAGGTATAACCCAAGTCATCAAAATCATCTGATTGGTCTGACCTTAATATTTTAAATAATAATTTAAATTCAGATGTGTTTGTCTTATGACCAGCAAAGAATATTCTTAGTGAAGTAGCAGGATTTTCAAGAGCTATTTTTTTAGTAATATAAACTGCAACATTTCCATCACCATCTGGTTCAGTCATTGCAGCATATTCTGATGTAGGATAAACATCTGAACTACTGTCAATATTATTAATTCTGTTTGCAACTAGAATTGCTGACAACCTTGCAGTATCAATAACAGGAGATAAACTTGTATCTGTTGTTGAAAGCGTTAGTGGTAGTGTAAATGATTTTGCAGAACTTAATTCATTTATTTCATTAATATTAGAACACACCATAGAGGTAGTATCTAAATCAATTGTTTCATCTAAAGAAATAGAACTAGAAGTTGTTTCTACAATAAATGAACTCTCTGCACCACTAGGACTTGTAGCTGAAGTCTTTTTAAGTTCAGCACTAATAACTGTGTTTGGTAATTCTAAGAGAGCAATGTTTGTTTTCAATGTTTCAAATCTATAGTTCTCTGATGCGTAAGTAAGAATACCACCGCTGTCAACATCAGCAGATGAACCACTAACTGTTGGAGCTGTAGTAAGAGCAACTGTGTAAGAGTCTATATTAATATTTGCAATTGCAGTATGTGTCTTATTGATTTCAATAAGAGGAGTACCGAACAACTGATAGAGTTCTACTGTAGTACCAATAGCATATGCAGCTGCAACTCCATCTTCAACACTTCTTGTTAAACTTGAGATTGTTGTACCAGACAATGTACCAAATAATATTTCAGTACCAATCTTGACATAACATCGTGAGGACAAATTACTTGCAGCAAAGTTTGTTGCAGAAGTAAGTGTCAATGATGTACCAGTTGCAGTAAGTGCAGCTGAAAGTGTAGTAGATATACCAGAATTTACACCAGTAATTGTAACATTATTAGATGTAGAGTACATACCATGATCGCCATGATTAATCTTTGCTACAGTAGAACTGTTGGTTAATCTAATTGGGTTCTGTTGTAATCTACGACCATAAACTGTATCACCATCTTCAGCTAAAACTGAGTCACCAATATTATCATTCGTTAATGTACAAACGCCTGTCGTTGTGGTAAACTCTGCTTTGTGTAATTTGAATTTTAAATCTTGTGATTGAACAGCAGTCCAAGTCTTATCGTTTTGTGATTTGAATAGAACACCAAGAGTTGGTTGTTTAGAAACAACTCTGTTAGAACCACTCACATCAAGTTCACCCATTTGAGCAATCCATACTAAATAGTTAAGACTGTTTGTTCTAAGAACCACACAATATTCTATACCACCCTGTATATAAACAGGAGAGTCAAAAGTAAATGTTGTTGCAGTTGCACCAATTGTATCATCAACATTAATTTGAGATGGTTCTAATAATTTTCTACCGAAAGGAAGAATTTTAGGGCCGGGATATCCATTAATAACATTTCTAATTTCTACCCACATTGGTAAAGTGTCATCTTTTGCAGCAACAAACACATCAATTTTTGTTAAGAAACAACCATTCTCATCTTCTGATATAAATGTTTGAGCAAGTGGATCAAGTCTTTGTATAACCCTATTGGTATTGATAGTATCAAATTGAGAAGTTGTTTCTGAAACATTTGTTTGTACAACTGTTGCATTTCTTGTTGCAATAATAGTTTCTTGTTCTGTTTCAATAATACCAGTAGCAGCATATATTGTAGATCCTGCTGTTGCTGGGTCTGAAGTAACACCACCAAGTCCAGCTCTTGCATTTGTTGGACTAGATGTAAGTCTAAATTCTACTTCGCCTGTTTTAAATTTAGGAACAGAAGTTTGACCTTTAAACTTATAATCTGGAATATCGAAAGTACCTTCTACTTTTCCAGAAACAGTACAAATCAAAGGACTGCCCGCAATGATTGTAGTGTCTGTTGTATATGTTGAAGAATCAGGAGTGACATATGCACTGATATCTTTACCTTCAAAGAAAGGATAAACTCTTGTGTTTGGTAAGAACCCTTGTCCTACAAAAGTAATTTGTCTAGGACGAACAAATGGAACTAGAGCTCTTGAAATAACTTTATTGCCTTGTGATTCCTCTACAATGTTTTCTACAACTTCAGTTCTTAAACCAGTTCTTTCTAGATCAGAACGTACTGTTTGAATAGTTCTCTGCCAAACACCAAGTCTTGCAAAACTAAGAGTAGATTGTGTGCTTACAACACCACTCCATTGAGTTTCCCATGAGTTCCAAAGTGTTCCTATATTATTTCTGTTTGCATTTACAACAGAACTAAAGTTACCATCAACATTGATAATTAGATCAGGAGCAGTTTCAGTTTCAAACCAGTTATCACTATCTGGAGTTAATTGAATCTGACCAACCCAAAAAGCACTAATATATGGCTGTAGGTTTTCAACTCTAGTAGCATATGGTTGATCGACAAGAGTTACATCACTGTATGGTAGTGTAATTAAGTCACCAGTTTTTTGATAACCAACAGCAAGTCTTGCAGTATCACTAGTTGCTAGTTCAGTCAATTCTGCATTTCTCAAAACACAAACTGGTCTTGCTTCGTTTAGTTGAGGGTCAATAGCAATTTGATAATCAGCATTTATAGTATCACCAACTCTGTGTCCAGCAAAGTTATCAACAACGAAACCAGATTTGAAACGATTGAGTCCATTTGCATCTTGAATTTCAAAAGACTCTGCATCTCTTTCTAAAAGAGAAAGTGCAGTCATAGATTCAACTTTTTCTAATCTATCTTTAATCCTACCAATATCACGCATGGTAAATCTTTGAGTTTTAAATCTTTGAACCAATACATCTTTAGGAGTAAATGTATATGGTGGAATAGAAAAACTTGCAAGTATCATTGCATTGTCTATTACTTTAGGTGGAGAAGGATTTTCAGCTGAAACTCCCTCAATAATTTTAAAATCACCACTAGCAGTTAAGAATAATGTAGCTTCTTTTGCAAGATAAAATTCAAAATCAGATTGAAGATTACTTGTTGGTTGTGGCATATCAACAGTTACAGCACCAGTTCCATCAAACTGACGATTTTCAAAGTTAAATGAACTTCCTGTAATTTGATCTACCACAGACAATGTAGTTGATGAACCAGTAATGTTTTCTGCTGTTGGTCTAAAGTCGTAAGAGTTTGCAAGTGGGAATAGACCAGATGGCGTTGGGCTATCTGGATCTACTTTCGTTCCTGTGTATGTTGGAATATCATCATACTCCATTTGACCAGCAACACTTGAGTAGGAGTCTACAGTGAAACAATCTCCAGCACCATGAGAGAAGAAATCATATACTACAAGCAATCTACCTATAGGTGATGCCGCAGAAGGTTTTCTAACAATTCGTGAGATGTCATAAAAGTTATCTCTCATTCCTGAGTCAAAAGTAAATCTTGAGGTAATAACTTCACTACCAGCAGTAAGAGCAGATACAGTTGCAGTTGCACCAGAGAATGTACCAGTAATTGTATCAGAGGTTGTAAAGTCTGTTGCACCAAAACCATCTGTCAATACATATGACATTGGACTAGTAGTTTCTATAATTCTTGCTATTGCATTAGAAGCAGAACCAGTAATCTTTTCACCTCTAACAAAAGTTCCAGTGATATTTGTAAGTGTTAGTTTTGGAGTAGTCGCATCAGCTGAAGTTGATTGTGAATCGAATACACCAACAAGTTTAAATCCATCAGCACGACCAAGAGAAATTTCTCTGTCTGTTGCCCGAACACCATGTGCGCCATCTGCATCTGAGGAAAGAACTTTAAGTTCCTTCATCAAGTTAGTTGTTTTTGTTTTTGGTTGAACAGAAGTTCTTGTTATAGTACCGATGAACTTAACTTTTGCACCAGCACCAAGAATAGTATCTTCTGTGACTGTCGCAGACCCAGTACCAGTACCAGAAATCTTACTAGCTACAGTTACCACTTGACCAGCTACACCTGTACCATCACCAGCAGTTATGATTGTCAATAAATAATCTTTTGCTGCATATGCGTTGAATGTTTCATTAGTTCCAGCAGTAAATGTAACTGCACCAGAAGAATTTGTTGTTCCAACAAACTGTCTGCGAATAACAAACTGTGTATCACTTGCACCAGAATTGGTTGCAGTCAAAAGTGTTTTAACTGGAGCCTTTGGAAATTTGAATACAGATAAACTTTTTTCAGGTTCAATAAGTTTTGCAACTCTTTGTGTTTCAAGAGTAACTCTAGTTGAGTTATCTTCTTCTATTACTTTTTCAGCGGCATCAGTTGCATTAGCATCTGTACCATCAATTAACATATTACCATCTTCATCAACAAGGGCCATGATAAGGTCAGCAGTAAATATGCTGTCATCAATAACCGAACGAACCTCATCAAATCTATGAGTAACAACTGCGTTGTGTCCACCGAAAGTACCAGAAGTAAGAACTAAGTCTGTGTTATCTCCGTTTTCAATTATTGTATCAGTTTCAGCAGAATCAGATGCAGTAAGTTTTTCACCAGAAACAAATGTACCAATAACATTAGTAAGTGCAACTCTACCACCACTAGTAGCACCAGCATATACAAGTCCAGTTGCACCAGAAGTTACACCAGTAATTTTTACTCCACCAGTAGTGTGTGTTGCAGTAAGTAATGGTGAGGGTGTGCAATGATATACATCAGCATCAGTTCCATTACCTAGATTTAGGTATGTGAACATTCGCACATCAAATAAGTATAACTTAAATTGTGCATCATTGTTACCAATAGTACCAGAGAAGTATTCAACTGCACGAACTCTTGATACACCAACTTGATAGCCAGATGCGCTACCTCTAGTTGCAGTAAAGTCTGTAAATAGTCCAACCTCTTTATATGGAGTAGTTTCACCAGAGATATTACCAATGTCTGGAGTACCAAAAAGATTAGTAGCAAATGCAAAGTTACCCATCTCAAAGGTTGTAACACCAGCATTTACTGTATTAAAATCTCTAGCCTTGTTTAGGTCTAAGAATGTTGCTGCAGTTTTTTCTATTTCATAACCCTTGACATATGCTTTGCCTGGCGTAATTGAAACAGAAAGTAAAGATTCGTCAGCGGTATTGTTATCATCAGTTGTTCCAGCAGTACCATAAATACCAACATTGGTTTCTCCTGCATAATCATTATCAATAGATTCATTTACTGAAAACTGAAATGGTCTTACTGTATAATCACCAGACTCATCAAATGTTCTACGAGCAAGTGTATCACCAAGAACAGCATAATCTGTTCCTCTTGTAAGTTGAGTTACTCTACCTGATGTTGTTCTAATCAATTCAACAAAAAGTGAATCATCAACAGAGGTTGTATCTAGTTTAGCTAAGGTTAGAGTAATTTTTAATCTGTGTGCGCCACTAGCAGCATAGTTATTTGAACCAGTTGCATTATCAGTTAAAGTTGTATCTGCTTCTGGAGAAACTAAAGTTTCATTAATAAGAAAACCAACTCTAGCAGTTTCAGTTTTTGATGTATTACTTAATACTACTGTTTGTTTTTCGTTTCTTACAAAAGTACCACGAATATAATAAATCCCAGCTTCAACAGTTACAGCAGAACCAGTTCCAGATGCACTTGAGGAAAAAGTTGTTCCTGATGCAATGTTTGCAGCATAAGATGTTGTGTGAGTAACAACAGAATCAGCAATAATGTTTTCACTATCTGAAAATACACCAGTGTTATTATCAGTACCAGTTTGAACATATTGAACATAAAGATATGGTTGACTAGTAGTAGACCCTTCGGCATATCCTATAACTTGTGCCTTAACACCAGAGGTTACACCAGTAAGTGTAACAGGTGTTGTTGCGTTGTAGTATTGGCTTGGTCTTACATCTTCACCGCCAAATGTTGATTCAAGTGCAAGAGAATAATAAGCATCAGAATAAGATACTTGGCCTGGGATTACAACAGAACCTTCTTTGAAGACATGGTTGCCCTGTTGTTCAATTTGATTTTGAAGAATAGATTGTAGGGTTGTTAGTTCCCTTGCCTGAATAGAAAAGCCGGGGCGAAATAAAACTCTATGAAAAGCATCTGCCTTATCAAAGTCATCATAATATGGTGATACATTTAAATTTGTAAGTTGGGCCATTTGATTTCCTAAAATTCAATTATAATTTTTATATCTTCCGTTTGGTCAGAAGCTCGTTGAATTGGTTTTCTATTTTCTAAGTAAATCATATTACCACTATATGATTCAAGTTCTGGATTTGCATAACCAGAAGTAAGAGATAGTGTAGAACCAGAAGCAAGTGTAACAGATTCAGTTGTAGTGGATGGTGTACCTGTTGCACCAGATGTTCCACCTGTAATTAGGTTTGCACCACTAAAGGCAACATACGCACCAGAAGTAGCATTTGTTCCAAATCCCTTGAAACTTTCTTGTTGATAATAAAGAAGGTTTAATGTAGGATCAAACTCAACAACTTTACCAGATGCACCAGTTGATGCTTGTGTAATTACTTCATCGGGTTCAAATGTACCAGAGTATGTTGCAAGTTTAACAACATAACTTTGACGAAATGTAGAACCAGTTGCAACAGTAGTTGTTCCAAAAAGTGTTGGGTCAGCAATAAGACCTACTGTTCTGAAATCATTTCCAGCAGTAAAGTCATCACCCTCTGCAGCTGTAAGTGTTGTTGCAGACATAATGTAATGACCACCAAGTTCTGTGATTGCACTAAATCCATGTCCACCATTTGGTGAAATGATAACTTCAATTGCACCACCAGTACCACTTCCTATAGAGGAAGAAGATGACAATGCTGTGTCAGAGAAGGTGAATGAAGAACCTAAATTTATATAACCAAAAGTATAACCAGCTCCTGCGGCATGAATAGTTGTATCTGTACCAGCAGTCAATCCGAATGAAACAATAGAACCAGATGCAATTGTAATTCTAACAATCGCACCAGATGATGTTCCAGCACTTGTGCCATCTCCGTATATAGCAGCATAGTATGTTCCGTTAGTATAACCAGACCCAGCAGTAACTTTGAGAGATTCAATAGCACCATCAGTTGCGGCAGCTGAAACAGTACTATTAGTAGAAACTGGTATAAAGTCTGTAGTTAAATATTTTGAAGAATCTGACTGAGAAATTGTGTACATATATTTAATGACATATCCACCAATCGCAACAGGGGAGTTACTTGTGTCTGTTGGTTCTGCACCATTATAAGCAGCACCACCATTGTTGTCAAGAACTTTATAAACATTATAGTCAGAAGTCATAAAGAAAAATGTTGAGTCATAAAGGTTTGTTGCACCTGATGTCGAAGTAGTATCTGAATTATAGTTGTGTTGATACATATCATAGATAGTACCATTCGACCAGTTTCTACGAGGAAGTGCAAAAGTAATGTCAGTTGAAGCAATGTTCTTTGCAGCCAACATAGCATCCCATGCACGAAATTCCTCTTGAGGACTATCGCCTGGAATTGGAGGAATACCATCTGAACCACCAGTTGTACTACTAGTGAACGGAGTTGCTTTTCCTAAAAATAAATAATATTTATTTAGAGCTGTTTCAGTAAACGATTCAAAGAATTGATTCGCATTGTGTTGTCTAAATTTTTCTGTAATGATTGCCGACATTTTTTTTATACCTTTATGTTATTTATACAAATTGTCTTAGTAAGTTATACCAGTTGCTCCTTCAAATTGTATATTATCTCCTGTATTTAATAATAAAAATCCATGCGTACTGTCTGTTGCATCTTCTAATGCTACATCGCCAGTATCTCTAACATGAATATCAGATGATCTCACAACAGGGAGTCCACCTTTACTACTATTTATAAGTAAATTTTCATCAGGAATTTGACCAGAACTTAAAACAATGTTTGTTGTTTCAAGTACGATAGCTGATGTGGTTGCAGTGGTGTCTGTTGTGTATGTACTCTTAAACCATTTTCTTGATTCTGTTGCATCTTCTAATACGATAACATCTTCATTTGTTTCATCAAGCAACTTATCAATGACAGAAATTGTAGAATAACTTTCTATAATAAGATTACCATTTTCTTCTAAATTAAATCTATTTCTTTTTGTAGTTTCTTGACCTATGTACTCTCCGTCCTCTGCCAAAATCTGACCAAAGCTTTCTAGTTCAATACCAACATCAACTCCAGCATTAACACCAAAATTATTTGTTCGTCCATCGTTAACAATAATTTTATCTTGTTTTATAATGTCACTAAAACGATAGTTACTAATTTGTGATAATGGAATAGTTTCTTCATTGTTATTGTTTCCGTCTAGGATAATTCTATCACCTTCGTTTACTACATATCCAGCTGGGAAGTTCCACTCTCCACCTTCTTGTAATATCCTTGATGCTCCATCATCTTCTTCTCCCAAGATATTAAATGTTTCATAGTCTTGACTTCCAGCAACATCTTCTTCAAGTCTAAAGAATGTGTCTGCTTGGTCGAGAGGTAATGTTCCATCTAACTGAAGAACATCTTCAGAAAAAGTTGTACCCTCTAGAATTATACCATCTCCACCCAATTCATTTCCAAATGGATATTCTGCTAGATACACTAACAAGTTTCTTGTAAATTTAGGACTTGGCCTTGCAGTAATCTTTGTTACAATTTCTTTAACAAGAATCCTGTCACCTTTTTCTGATGGAGCATATGACTTCTCTGTCATTATATGACTACCACCAGTACCAGTACCAGAAGTCCTGTCACTAGTATGTGTTACTGTTCTATCTTCCCACAATAAAGAGTCACCTGTCATTTGGAATCCATCTTCCAAATCCATACCTAGTCCATCTTCAAAGAGTATGTTTGAACCCACATCAGTTGAGGCTGCACTTGCATCAAGTACAAGATTGTCGCCAGGCAAACTTCCATCTTCTTGAATAATCTTCTGGTCACGAACACCAACTTCTGCAACAGGATATGCCTGAAGTCTTGTCTGTAGAAGTTGGTCAAAGATAGTCTGGAATGTAGATGCAAGTATTGGTGAGAATGTATCTGTGTCACCTGTGTATGCAGCAATACCAGCACCAGCATTACCAATTTCTACTGATACTAAGGTTGCAAGAGTAACTCTACCAAATGGTTGGAAACCAGCAGGGTGAACTGCTTTCTTTAACTCATTCACATAACTTGAAAATGATGCACCAATCTGAACTTCATACGAAAAGTCTTGATAATAATAAGAGTCTTGAATACGAATCAAATCTTCACCAAGTCTATGTTGAACATTAGCATAATCTGAATCTGTAGTAGATAACACATCAACACTCGTTGTACCAGTAGCAATATCAGCTGTAATAACTGTTCCAACTGCACCACCTGAATCCTGAATAGTAACATCTTTTCCAGAAAAATCTATTGGGTCTTCATTGATGATATGGTCATCAGCATCAACTAAATCAGTTGCAGTAGAATCAAGAGTGATTTGACCATCACCAGTTTCGTCATCTAATAAGAACCCATCTCTTGCATCTGTTTCATTAGCATCAGTAGCTTCTAAGATAAGAGTGTTACCAAAATCTTCGTTTGCAAGTTTAGAATTAGCATTTAAACTAGAGCTGTCTGTTCCATTAAGAATAATGTATTGATGACTGAGAGCATTTGTTGTATCGTTTTCTCTGCGAATACTTGCTTGTAAAAGTTTTCCACCAGATGTCGATTGTTGTACAAGTTTACTTTGGTTAGAATCAAAATCTTCATCTAATAAGAAACCACCAACACCTTGACTTTCAAGTTGAATCCTATCCGTTGCATTTCCTACTGTGCCACTTTCTTGTAAGAAGAAATGGTCGAACCTATCAGTACCATCTATGATTATATTAGAACCTTCATCAAGAACTATAGTATCGTATACATTAGTTGCAATGGAAGCACCCATACCAGAATGATTGGTGCAGTAGTAATATAATACAGGTGCGTTTGATGCAACAACAATTTGAATGTATGCTCCATTTGTACCAATGTCTATTGACGCAGCTGATTTTGTAACACCAGTAGTATATTCAGTACCACTGTTATGAGTTCCATCAAGAGTTTCAGATAGTCTTAGTATGTGTTGACCTGTTGTCGCAACATTGTATAGTGTCGGGTCTGACAAGTCAAAGTAATAAGTATTACCTTCATACAAAACTAATTCTGCTTGTGGTGTACCATTAATATAAAATATATTTTGTTCTAGTGTTGTGCTATAGTAAACTTGAACTTTATATGTAAAGGTCTGAGGTAATGGTGTAAATGTTCCTGTACCATTTAAAAGAATACCTTCAGTATCATCAAACTCTTGTTCGTCCTCAAGAAGAATACCTTCGGGAAGAAGAAGTTCTGTACCCTGCTCAAGCTGGATACCTTCTTGGAATGTTGATGTTTGTTCTTGTTCAACTCTTATGACATTTTCAAATGTTGTGTCAAGAACTTTAGTGGTACTATTCCACCCACTAATAGTTCCAGTATGTCCTGATGAAGTTAATGTATTACCAACTTCAAAAGCACCTGTTATATCTTTAAGAACAAAGTGTGCATTGTATGATAACTCTGGTGGATTAGTACTACTGTATCTAAATCCAGAGTTTTTAATTTTTGTTGCTTTAATAGAACCAATGTCTGTAGTTGTTGCGTGTATACTTACACCACTACCAGTAGTACTTGTTATAGCAACTGTTGGAAGTTTTGTATAACCATACCCACCATCAGTCACTACAGCTTTAATAACATGTCCAGCTTCTTGTGAATTAGCACCATTAATATTTGTAAAGGTATCAGACTCTAAAACAATCTGATCGTTTGTAGTTGTATATGTGTCTAATGTTTCTACAGTTTGTTCAGTAAGTATTTGATGTCCTGCACCTAGAATAACACTTTCTTCATCTACAGTAATAATAGATGTGCCATTTAAAACTAAAGAGTCTACTAGATTACCACGAACATATATTTTAGTATTAAGTGGTACTGAATATGTAAATGATATTTGTGTACTTGTTGCAGTCCAGTTTACAGTAGTGTCACTTGATGTTGCTGGTAAAAACACATCATCAAATGTTACATAAAGTTCATCTAGTGTTCCACTTGTGTTTACAAGATTAAATACTTTGGTTGTACCATCTCCAATGAAACTATCTGAGTCAGTTGTTTCAAGAACAATTGTAAATGATTCAAATTGAGTAGTGGTCGCATCCTCAAGTGTGATAGTATCTGAACCAGATTCTTGGAGAATACCGCCACCAACCATACTTACAATACCAGAGGCTTCTTTAACATCTGTGTCAGCTGCATTCTTGGTAAATGTAAGAACATCACCTACTTCATATTCTGTACCAGCTGTTTCTACAATGAGTTCACTTACAGAACCAGTGTTAATACCATCAACAACAACATCTGCAAAATCATTACCAATCGCTTCTACATTAACAGTTTCGCCATCAGTATAAAGTATACCATCATTTGTTACCGCAGTATCAGAAACAATACCCAATACTGTAAATGAAATTTCAACATCTTTTTCTGTGGAAAGACCAGATATGATTTCTCCATCACTAAATGTTCCTATAACATTTTCAACAGTAAACTCAATAACAGAATCATTGTATGTCGCATTAGATTCTATTCTAGTAACAGACTTTTCTACAATCGCAGTAGCACCAGAAGTTGCACCAGTAATTAATTGATTAGTAATTTCAGATCCTACAGAAGAACCAACAGCAGTTGCTCTAATAACAGATGAGGATTGCCAGATACCAGCAGAAGGTTTCATTACATAAATGTTAGGATAGAAAATTTCAGAGTCTTCACCTAACAACATACGCATAAAGAGTTTGTGGCCCTCTGATGTTCCTTTGGCAGAATAGAGGTCTTTAATGTTTTTAATTAGATTTCTTTTATTAACACCAGACGCAAGAGTCTCAGGAATTGCTTGCATGAACTCATCACGCATATTATCCAAAAACTCGTAAAGAGTATTATCTACGTTTGCATATTCCAACATCTGTTGGATACTTTGAATTGGGTTTGCTTGATACGAATCAACAGTACCATTAGAACCAGATGTTCCACCTGTTACTGTTTCACCAGTTATAAATTGTTGTTGTCCTGTGACATAAAGATACGAGTTTCTAGAATCATCAACCAGAACTTTTGCGGTTACTTTTGAAGTACCACCAGTAATAGTTTCACCAGCTACAAAATGACCTAGAGTACCAGCTCCAAGTTCAGTAACAATCCTATCACCAGTTTCTTCTAAAATATATGAAACAGTATTTGTTTCTTGTGAGATATAATCTACATTGGCAGTAAGAGTTAATCTGCCTGCTTCCAGAAATTGAAAATAATCTTTTACAAAATCTACAAATACTGGATGGTCTGCTTGAACAAAGTCAGGCACTTGTCCTTCAATAAGAGGAGAAACCTTCGTAGTAAATTTTGAAATATTCTTTGACATTTATTAGTACGCCGATGGTGACGAGGTAGATGACGTTGAAGTCACTGTTGTCGTTGTTGTTCCGCCTGTAGTAGTTGTTGTATAACCAATGCCAGTTGAGGCAGTAGCATCAATTCCAGCAACAACTGTAGAGTTCACAGTATCAAGTTCAAGAATTTGATTTCGTACAGGAATAACATCATATGAGTTTGGAATTACAGTAACACGAATCTGTGTAGAAACCACACCATCAACATTAGATATAGCAGAAATCATAATTGGGTTTAGTGTTATTTTTCCATTTGTATAATCTACTGCTCCAGCACTAAGATTAGAATAAACTCTTGTACCAGCAACTAAAGAATATATTCTGAGATTACCAGAACCATCATCATCTAAGAAATATTCTTTTGTTGAATCAATAGAACTCATTGAGAATCCTGTTGAAGAAATGACACCACCATTATCTTTATTATGTCCTGCGTGTGGATAATAAAATGCATTATTAAAATTCAAGATATAAGAAGTCGAAACATTTACTGTTGGTACAATATATTTGGCCATGATAACTGTTGTTGTATTATTCAAAATAGAACTGTCTGTATTATCAATGAGTCCTAATAACTTTGAATGTCTGAATGGTGCATTAAAAGTTTGTAGGTCTGATGTATTGTAAGATGAAATAACATTAGTTACTCTAGTGGCTAATTCAGTTGCACTATAAGTGGTTGCACTTGAATCATACTGAACTGTTGTATTTAAAATAACAAAGGTTGTTTCTGCGTCAACGATTACAGGAGTAATAGAACCCACTTTGTATGGAGATAATCCAGCAACCAAATTTGATTTCTGTACATCAGTTAAACTATTTCCAGTAGTAGACTTTATCGAAATGAAAACCTTACCATACTCTGGTGTAGAACTTACACCTGTACTTGTATCATAACTTCCATCTTCCCCACCCCAAACAGAAACCGCTTGAGCATTTGCAAAAAGTTTTCTTACAAATGTTTTGTAATCATTTGTTGTAACTGCACGACCTTGTGCTGCGTAATCTAAAGGTGCATTTAATTTAACAGAGGCTATTGATTCTGGTTCTGCACCACCAGTTGCAATACCTACTGTTGTTACAGTAATATCTGTTATACCATTAATAGCAGAGGGAGAACTAAACACTCTTGCACCATTTGCTTCAGATTTGTTTGTAACAACATATTGTAAAGAAACAATGTTACCATCAGATACCGCTTGACTTAAAACACCATCACCAAAGTATACTTCAAACTTTCCTGTTTCTACTTCTTGTAAAAAGTATACTGTGCTTGCATCAGTAAGTTCAGAAATGTCAGTTGCTTTAGTATATGTTCTAGTAAAGGTATCACTTGCAGATGTTTGTACCTTTACGATAAGTGTTGTTGTGTCTGCTCTTGCGTCATCAATAATAAATCTTTGTTCTTCGTCAGAACTGTCTACTAGATATTTTGATGTAATCCAAGTTCCTTCATAGATTGAAGTGCTATCAAAGTTTACACTAGTACCAGAGTTGTTTGATGTTATATCAGAGGTTGTAACAAAGTTATAATTTGTACCATCTACTGTTGTTGTAAATGTCGTGCCTGCTGGCATTGTTCTTGATGATAGCCCTGTTGTAAGAGAAATATTAACTGTCGCTTTAGGAGCTCGACATGAGGAAACTTCGTATCCTAATTTCTTTGCGTGTGAAACAACACTTGATCGTAGAGATGCACTATCCAAAAACATTTCGTTTGCAACCATGTTAGCATTGTAAGCCATGTAGTGTGTATTGTATGCAAGTGTATCTAAAAGAACACTCATACCAGAACCTTCAAAGTCATAGTCGGTAAATTGGTTCTGTGCTTTTAGAAAAATTTTCAGGTTGTCTTTAATATCATCAAAGTCAAGTTCTGTAACTCTAAGTCTTTTGTCGTTTACTGCCATTATCGTAATCTCTCTAACATTATGGATAAGTCAACTAATTCTGTGGGAGCATTAACGACATAAAATTCTATCGAAACTTCGTATGAGTTTTTATCCAAGTTTGGGTTTGCTGTAATACCTACTAATCTTACTCTTGGTTCAAAGTTATTAATTACATCTTCAATCTTTCTTGAAAGTATCTGTGCTGTAATTGGAGTCATGTTTTCAAACAACATATCCCGAACACCAGAACCAATCTCTGGGTGGAATGGTTTTTCATAATGATTAGTTAATACCAGATTACGAACAGAACGCTTAACAGCTTTAATATCAGTAATGCTTTGAATATCATCATTGGAAGTTTTTTTTCCAAAGAACAAATCTATGTCTGAATATATCCTAGCACTACGTTTGCTATTATTGGTTGTTGTTGCATCAAACTGCGCCATCTGTAAGAACCCCTAGTTTATATACTATTTAGGAAATTTATTACTCGTCTTTTTTAATTCCTGCATCTATTTTTTCATTATATTCATAAGTTATTTTTATATAATCCCAAGTAACTTCTGCTAAGTCATATTGTTCGCCATCAAACTCAAAGAAAGTAACGCCAGCATCCTGAACAATACTTACATTTAAAGCGGCGAGGTTTTTTGTGACAATATCCCCATTTTTTATTACTTTAGTGCCCGAACGCCGATATATAAGACCTGTTGTTATTACTTTAGTGCCTGCGTCATTTAACCTAACTTCTACAGCACCAGCACTTAAAATCTTGGTTGGCATTGGGAAGTATGTTTCTTTTTCAATAAAATCACTGAGCTCACTATAATCAAATGCTTCTTCGTTCAGCCATTGGACAGCATCAATTGGTATATCAAAGTCTTTGTATTTTCTTGTTTTGTTAGCCACACCACCTACAGGTTTTCCATCTGGTGTTTTTAAATCCATTATTGCTCGAAATTCTGGACTAATATAGACAAGTGTTTTTTTGCCTTTTTTATAAGCAAATCCTTTTTCAGAATATCCCGAAGCACCAGCATCAGATTTTGTAGTAGCTGATACTTTAGTTCCAGCAGGTGTTGTTATGTTTGTTGATTTTTCAGTTATTTCATATGTGGTTTTATCTGCGTATGATGCAGTTGTAGATTCTAGTTCAGCCTTTAGTGCAGTTGCATTAACATTATCTGATACAGTTGAAACTTCTTCATCTATAGCATTTTCAAGTGCAGCCTTTACACCTTCTGCTTTTTCTAAAACCTCTCCGCCTGCTGCAGGCAATTCAAGATTAGGTACAACTCCACAAACATTTCCACCACCAGAAATAGCATCAGTTGCAGATGATACTAAACTATCAAAATCTTTTCCAGACTTAGTAAGGGTATCACCAAACTTTAATTTTAAATCATTGAGTTTTGATGTGTACTGTGTCAACCCCTGTGGAGTTGATATGTCAAAAGATATAAGACTTGTAAGTTCTGATTGAAAATTTAGATTTGGTAGTTCTGGTAAATCTGGAACAAGTCCATCAAGTCCTAATTTGACATCTGTAAGTTTGCTCTCAATAGCAGCCTTTGCAGCAGATGCCTCTGCATTTATCTGTGAAGTTATTTGTGATTCTAAATCTGCAATCCTCGATGACGCAAGATTAAGTTCAAGACTTGCACCACAGAGATCGGGTATTTTAAAATTTGCCATCTATACTTTCCTAAGCGTTAGGTACATTTGTAGTTGCCTGTGTGTCACCATCACTATCTGCATCTTGAGTATGAGTATGAGTTGTAAGACCGATAGCAACACCAGACCCATTGTTTGCAATAAAGTTACTTCCATCACCAGAGAATGTAAATGTTCCAATGCCAGTTGATGTTCCAGTAAATGTAGTTTCTGAACCAACAGTCATTGCAGTTGCAGATTTCATATTTAAAGTTGTACCAGATTTGATTGACATAATACCAGAGGTAGTATCAATCGAAACATTCCCACTCGCATTAAGTGTTAAAGTACCACCAGTTGTAGCTGCAAAAATATTACTCTTTGCTACCAACTTATATGTTCCGTTATTAATTCTTTGTTCATTACCTTCTGTGGTAACATCAACATCTTCTCCGATACGCCCCTTAATATTATTTGAAATATTAAATGCGTGATTCCCTTTTATTTCTTCTTCAAGGTTTCCACCAGAAACACCAGCTCCAATTTTTGTACGCATATTCTTGTGTATCTTTTGCGTATAGTTTCCTTCAACTTCTAAATGATAATCACCCTTGACAAGATGACGAACAGTTCCACCTATTGTTAGATTAACTGCACCAGCAATATAAACATCTGAACCACCCATAATGATTTCACAATTATCACCGATAACTTTTACTGTCTTGCTTCCGTTTGCAATTATTTCTTCGTATGTTCCAGACTTGTGTTCTTTTAATATTCTTTCACCGCCGGGCGAATCATCTATTTCTGTAATGTGTCCAGACTCAGATTCAAATACATGGTTGTATGGATATTGTGAAGAAAAATATGGATCTGCATTTTCAAGAATACCTTTGGGGTCTGGTTCGTTAAAAGTATCGCGAGTTTCAATTACTGCACTATCCGATACTGTAGATAAATTAGGTTGTGTTGCAGTTGGAATATCTTTTTGTTGATTGGTTCTTCTTCTTATAAGTGCATCGTGTTCTTCAGAATATTGTCCTTGTGCAAGTTTATTTGTATCTGATTCACCAATACTATGACCAGATGGCATATCGTATTCTTCACCATCTACAGGATAGGGGCCATATGATGGAGTTCCTAGATAATCTTCTTGAAAGGAATTTGCACTACGAGGATCATTAAATCCTTTTGTTGGGTCAGCAGCATCAAGTGGTATGCCCGGCAGGCTTCCTATTATGATAGGTTGTTGTTTTAAATTTGCATCAGAAAAGAAACCGATTACCCAACTACCTTCAACAAGAAAGGAAGGACTGTTGCCTAGTCCTTGCATTGAGGGATCAGTAACAGGATGCATAACAGTTGCCCACGGCAAGTCTGCGGTTGGTATATCAACTAGATCCTCTGTATGAAATCCAAGACAACGAACACGAACCCGACCAAGTTTATCTGGGTCGTTTCTATCTTCAACAACACCAGTAAACCATACGAATCCGTCAAGACCCATAAAGTAATTTTCAGACATGAATAAACTCCTTACATGTATTTA